TCGCAGCAATCCGCCGGCAGTATGAAGAAATCTCTCGAAAGGATGGATTTGTAATCGATGGAAATCTCTCGTTATCCGAAAATCTAGCGGACGTAACCGGAATCGCAATTTGCGAAGATGCGCTCAACAAGTATCATCGCCATGTATATGACGGAGTAACCGATATGACTCGTGATGAACATGTTCGCGAGAGCTCGTTTCTGAATTTTTATACTTATTACGCGATTCAGAATCGACAATATGCGAATTTCCGCGAAATCCTTGTCCAAGTACTCACGAACCCGCACCTGAACCTGAAAACACGAACGAATGTACCGCTGATGCGAAGCAAGACCTTTCGTGATATCGTTGGAATAAAGAAAAGCGATAAAATGTATAATGACGAGTTTGACGTGGTATTTTAGGCGTATCTAAGCAGTAGTAAAATAGGTATAAATCATATACTTTATTGTATATTATTCTAATAAATGGGCTCAAATATATCGATGGATATAAGCGCGGGTTTAGTATCAGATACACAACAATCATTTGAAGATAAGTTGCGTCAAGAAGTTGTCCTTGTTCCAGAGGATCTCTCGGATATTCATATTGAAGCGGCTGTTGATGCCACTGCCGCCGACGCCCCCTCCGACGCCACCGCCACCGCCGACGCCCCTGCGAATCATACACGATATGGCAAGGGCAAGCATTGGAAACGGAACTTAAAGAAAGGTGCGGCCGCCGCATCCGCGAATACGATTCCATTCCAGACCGAGCGCACGATAGAGCAACGCCGTGAACAAGTGAGGCCTATTATTGATAAACTCACCGAACTTCAGATGAATGTGTCCTATCCGGCGATTCGCGAACTATACAAACAACTGAGCCAGTTTATTAAGACAGGGGAAGACATGAAAATCAAAATCCCATTCCCGGAATTCTCTCGTAAAATAAAAGGCGAATTATCGAACGCGCCTTATATTCCATGTTGGGTGAAGTTGGAGATGGAATGAGTGAATACCATTTTATTTCATTTTATTTCATTATAATATAAAATGGAAGCTACTATTAACGAAGAAGCTTCGAGCAGTCGTAAACGGTTGACAAAACTTCGCCTTCATTTTGACCATATCTTCGCAAAGATAAATCCGATTGCTCCACAATCACCACAAGAAAATGTCGTTTTCGTAATTACAAGATCATCGTTACCACCAATTCCGTCGAGTGATAGTGATAGTGATATCATACAATATAGAAGTTATCCTGTGGATCTCGGTTTACATTTGATGTCCCGAAACAAATCTTCGCACCCTCATTCAGTTATCAATATGTGTGAATTCATTAAAAACAGATGGATTTATTCAGGACAAGACCCCACTGATGGAAAACTCACACATTGGTATAAAGTTCAAGACAACGATATATTGAGTAGTTATGTGGCACCATACGTTGAATCAATACATGGAACAAAAGAAAATACTATGAATGATGATGTTTCGAGAGGATATATTATATTACTCACCGATGCTGAGATGAAAAGACATAATTTTAATATAGTCCAATCCATAAAATCCTGTTCATCAAAAGGTGGCAAATCATCGATGTTACAAAGAAAAAAACGAAAAAATATCACAAAAAATCGACGCCGTATCTCACGACGCAAACACTAAAACACAATATTGTCATCAATCCATTTTTTGATGCGAATATTCACCGGTTCCAGGATTTTATTCAACCCCTCAATATAGTTCATATAATACTGCGGATCGGCTTGGATTTTAATCAGTGTATGATAAATAATCGTATAATCTTCCTGTGAATACAAGTCCGTTATTTTCACGAATATCAAGTCAACATTTGTATCTACGAGACTGTCAATCGGGACATTTGAAGCGCTACTGGCACCGCCTATTGGCGCCATCGGGGTCATCGGGCGCAACGGCGGAGACGACGACGGGCTCTTTATCCTAGAAGGCAATTTACCGTCGGCGGTGTCGGCGTCGTCGTCCAGGCGATTCGCGATACGACGAACCAACTCTGGATTATCCAGCATCCCCTTATACATTTGAAGCGTGTGAAGAATATGGATTTTATCCGTCTGGTTATATGTCCGTATTAGATTATTGATACCCGTTTTCGCAAGTTCATTCAAAAGCGCGAATAACGCCGCATTTTCGCCGCCGCCGCCGCCGCCGCCGCCGTCACCCGAGAGCACCGACTTATAGAATTTGTTGAAACGAGAGAATACATTATATAAGTAAAATACGTCCTCCTTCTTGTCATTATTATACCAACGACGCATATGCTGCGTATATCCCGGCGCTTGAACTGTAAGTATATTATTGTGAATCGCCAGTTTACTTCCAATTGGATAAAAGGCCAGAAACCCAATTTGAAGCAGTGCTTGAAGTGGTTCTAATATCGTCTCGAATCGTTCTCTCGGTTTTTTCAATTGTCCAGCGATAAATTGTAATGTACTCTGCATTCTAACTATATTACTACCATACATTTTGATATATATTTAGACCGTTTTTTATATCGAACAATTACTGGTACTCACGCCCACGCCCATACACACAGACGTCGACGACGACACAGACGCAGACGCAGACGCAGGCGCCACCACCGACACTGACGGTATCGATTTATGAAGAAATATGTTTGTGGATTGAAAACATGCGTTGTTCACATTATGAGGTATATCGTATTTTTCACACCACGCGATACACTTATTCACATTCGCCCGTTTATATTGTTCCAATTTTTCCGCGTTTCTATGATTGGTAATAATCGATAGAGTTGATGTGATATTCTCGATTTGTTGGAAGCTTACCATCGCGTTCATCTCTTCTATCTTATTTAAGAAATATAGATCATGCTCGAACGGAAGTAATGACGCCACCCCGCCGCTACCCATACTTGTCGTCGACGATTGTATAGAATGAAATATATTCGCAAACTGCTGTATAATTTGAGTAGAATTAGATATTTTAAATCCTTGACATATAACGTATTTTTCGGAGTTCGCAATTCGGCTTGTGTATGGCTTCATAATCGATACTTTATTATAATAGTAACTCAAAATATACAAAATATCAACAGTTGCCTTGTGAAATACGTCAAATATTTTCAATATGAATGTTCCTCCAGGTTTTTGTATCGCAAGAGCATAAAACACTTCACATAAAACCAATTGTGTCACCATACTTTCTTGATGGTTGAAATCAACCGAGAAATCAAACCCTCCATCTGCTGTAACAATATCGATCTTGTTTTTATATTTATCCGCGCAATATAGAAAATTTTCCAAAGAAATCAAATTACCGGTTTTATCAGCCCCATTCTCAATAATTACATTCGGGTGACTTTCAAGAAATGTGCGTGTCTTTTTCCATCCAGGACATATCGGGTCGTCGTTTACTAACGTCATTCCATAATGACGGTCATTTCCATAGACAGCCGCTGCGCTCGTATCTGTCGTCGGCGTTTCCTTTTGATTTTCAAATATACGACGCGATAGTTTCAAATACTCTTGTTCTTTCATATATTCATCATGAAACTCGGTATTGCGCTTTAGAATTTGTATGGACGTAGGTGTTGAACCGTTTCCACTTCTATCTGTTTCAGTTAACTTTCGTGTTGTTACATTCTTTGTATCTTCCTGTATATGGTGCTGATATTCTAAACTCCGTAAATAAGCGATTGCTTCTATGAATCCACCAGGTCCTTCAGCGAGATGAAACGTTTTTATCCCCATTTTAAAATCAGGGTGTTGAACAAACGTATTTTGGTATTGTGAAAGAATATTGTTATTCTTAATGATTTCAATCATCTTGTAAAATGAACGAGATAATGGTCTCAACTTACTGATATTTGTTTTATTTCCATTAATATTTGAATGAATATATTCGTATGGATTGGTGTATTTTTTAATATTATCCCATGTATCTTGGTATTTTTCAATTTGTTGTTTGATATCACACAGATGCGCGTAAATTGAAGATGATACGTAAACATGAATATTAGGTTCAGACACAACACGCAATTCTAGTGGTACATAATCTTCCCCTTTAGGGGTTGATAAAATGTCGATTTGTGGTAATAAAAAATAATTAAAGTATGATAGTATTGGCCCGTTATTGGATTTATGTAGTTCGACTGTTTCGTTTTCCGCTGTTCCAGCGAGCGATGAACCACCTCCAGCAGCTGATGATAATACAGGTTTAAAACAATTTTTAGGCGATTTTTTAAACATGTATGTCGATCGATTATATTTATTCACAAATTGTTTATAAGTCAGTTTTTTTCTTCGTTTGACGCTTGGGTTTAACTGGTGCTGCGGCTGCTCCGGCTCCGGCTCCGGCTCCGGCTTCGGCGTCTTTATTTGGTTCAGCAGCAGCAGCAGCATCATCCGCCATTTTCGCCTTCTTTGTTCGTTTTTGTATTTTCTTCTCTATTTGTTCGATAGGTGCGGATGGCGCGTCCTTTTCCTCTACGGCTGCCGTACCTGTAGCTTTAACGGTCGTAGTCTTTTTTGGCTTTGGTTTGATTTTCAGCGTAGAAGCGGCTGTAGCTGTAGCCGACCCCGACCCGGACCCCGCGCCAGCTTCTGCCTCTACCGCTTTATCTCGACGTTCCTCAAGAATACGTGCGGCAATTGCGGGTTTTGACGCAACATCGATGGGCTTGGATGCTTTTGCGATCTTTTCAAGAGCAATTTGTTCTCTCGCTTCATCTGTCACATCCATCGCCGATGACGCGCGTTGTTGCTCTTCTTGTAATCCAGCATAACTCAAGAAACTGTTCTTTAATTGTTTCGCGTTAATGTTTCGATTCTTTCGGAATATGAAGTAACGATTATAGAATGATATCTGCTTTTCTTCCGGTGACATATATA